TTAGACATTTGAAGTCTTCGATCGCGCTCCTCGCGATATTTATCAAGACCGCGAGAGTCTACCGTGAGCACGGCTTTAGAATTCATGTTTTTTATTAAGTCTTTTCTGTCTTTTATTTTATAGTATTCAGGCATTTTATATCTGCAGAGCCACGCAGCGAATGTTATTCATTATCGGAGTGATTATAGAGTCGTTAGATATCGGCACCACCTTTACAGCAAATGTCTTATAGGAATCGAATATCACGTCTGAAGAATTCACATATCTAACCACGTTGTTGTTTCTATCATACAGGAACGCGCTAGACCTAGTCTGGATTCCCGGTATATAACCGATCGTGACGTTCGACGAAGTGAAAGTAGTGTTCGACGATATGGTCATGGTAGAATTATTGGTTATACCGACTATCTGCCTTACGTTAAACTTCGTGGTAGTGTTATCAGCCAGATATATGAAGTCGTTATTTGAATACTTCGAGGTGTCGGCCACAGATATAGTAGTGTTTGAGCTAGTTATGCCGGCCGTGACGTCTACCATGACTGAAGTAGGCAGCCCATACTGCAGCTCTACTATATCGCTGCGGTTGATAGATGAGCTGAAAAGCGCGTATGTCGTTGTCGATTCTGTAAGCTCTGACCAGTCTTTTGAGACGAAAGAGTCTGAGTCGGCGCCGTTTAGGAATTTACCGTAGACCTTGAAGTTAGATCCAACCGGTCTGTATGCAGACATATAGAGGATAAGGTCTTCGGCGTCTTGCTTGTCTGCAAGTATTACATTCTTACAGACGTAGCGAGATGAGGCGTAGTAGCCGTTGCCTAGGCTCTCGTTGAACAGCGTAGAAGCTGCTACAACTGCGTTGGCTGATGACGTCGCGCCTACTACAGTGGTATTGCTTACCGCGAAAGAACCGACGATATCGTTTATTCTGAGATACGAGCTGTTCGCGAAGTCTACTATACCGGTGGCAGATCCTTGAGTCACCAGCTCTCCGGCGACGAACGAGTTGTTAGTGTTGGTCAGCGATAGGTAGTATCCAGTCAGCTGCGCTTCTGCTGCCACGATGTTTCTCGTTACAGTAGCGCTTGTTCCAAGAGTGTCGATGTACGGAGAAGTCAGGTTATTAGATGTGTTGATGACAGCAGTTACGATTAGGCTGTCGTTCGCTCCTATAGTACCGTTGGCCAGCGCGTTAGATCTAGACATGAGTAGGCGTTCGTTGTCAACGAATTCATACGGCAGGTTTACAGTAGTAGAAAGTCCTGAGGCGTCTTGCGTTAGATTATTAGCGTAGCCTCTGAAGGTAAACGTAGTGTTTGTTTGCAGCGGGCTGATGTAGTTGATAATCGGCGTCAGACTCTGATATGGCTTGTTGGCGATCGAGAGAACGTTAGCCGACGCGCCCGAAGAGTACCCGAAAATAAACTGCCCTGTGCTGTTGGCGAAATTCAGAGATGTATTTGCCAGACCCATTTCAACGACTAGCTCTTCCGGCTCGTCTGTGAAGTATGAGACTGTAGCCTCACAGATACCGTATAGAGCTCCGTTTCCTAGAACAGCGCCGGCTACGCACGTGTCGTTACTAAACGTAGTGTTTGACGATACCGTAACTGCCGTTGAGTTAACGGTAGTCAGAACCTTTACCAGATTAAACGCTGACTTGTCTTGCTTAGAGATATAGATTAAGTTATTGACCGCGAAGTCTGATACAGAGGAGTTTGGAACCAGTATCAGCGAGTTGCTGTAAGTAGTTACGTTTGTTATCTTATTGTTGGAGACGTATAGCGCCTCTTGATTTCTAAACGTGCCATATCTATCAGTGATTTTTATGAAGTCAGCTGGAGCCAGTTTGAATACTACGTTAGCGGTAGCAGACGTTATACTGGTATTTCCCTTGAAGAAGTCTGCGACGTACAGACTGTACTTCATGCTTTCCTTGAGAACTGGAGTAAACACCTGATCGTTAGACGAGATGAATAGATTTCCCAGCTGGTTGTTGGTATAGATCGGCGCGCCGGTCGTGACGTCGTTCTCGCCCAGCTGTGCTGTCCATACTAGATACTCGTCGTTGCCGCCGTCTGGGATTAGCACTATGGCGTACTGCTTGTTGGTCTGTACGAATGGCAGAGAGTTGAAGCTGAACGTCGTGCTCGCCGAAGCGTCTCCGCTGACGTTAGTCTGCGAGGCTGTTAGATACGACGTGCCTCCAGCTATAACGTTTGAGGTTGGAAACCCATTCTCAACCGTGCGAATCTGCAGGGTTATGCCGTAGGTGCTCGAGACTGCCTTGAAGAAGATATCAATCTTTGAGAGAAATACGCCGTCGATGCCGTTGTTCGGCTGGAATACTAGAAATGTTTGAGCGATAGGTTTCATTAGGCTACCATCTGTTCATATAGACTGAATTTGTTTATACTCAAATATTCGTCGTATGTCATCATCTTAATTCCAAGCATTCCATAGTTTACGGTGTAGTAGCCATTCTCGTTCAGGCGCACTGCCTCGGGAACTACTTCCATAATCTCCTGAGCCATAACGCCGACGTACTCAACACTGCTCCACAGATATTGGAATTTATATAGCTTGATGCCGTTTAGAGTGTTGAGATATACTATATTTCTCTTCAGACGTGAGTCAGAAAACCAATACGGCGCCACGGACGGAGTAACTATAGCTATGTTTGGTCCCGGCACGTATCCGGACGTCTGAACCGTTCTTGTCTGAGTCACTTCTGTCTGCACTAGCTGAGCCTGTCTTGTATTTAGTATCGATCTTCCGTAAGACACTGACAGTCCGCTTCCGACGTATGTAGCAGTAGCCTGAGTGCTTATGGCGCTCTCTCCCTGAATTAGATCTGAGATGTCTAGAAGCTTGAACACTAGGTCGCCAGCTCTAAACGTGCTGCTAGGTATCTGGAACACGCCGGATATAGACCCGTTGCTAGACGTAGTCATTGCGGTTCCAAGAGTCGGAGCGCAAGAGAACGGAAGTGCTAGAGGTGACGTGTACTGATAGTACTCACTAGTAGCAGTACCATTATTATCATACACAGTATTTACAATCAACGGCGCGTTGTTTCCGTCTACAGGTATTCCGCTTATTACAGTAACAGTACCGTCGTATGGTGTTATCTGAGCGCAGTAGTCTGAAACCGATATGTCGTTGAAATAGGCGTAAACACGTGTGTTAGGCTTAAGTCCAGTAGCCTTGAACAGTACTAGCTTCTGCCTGACGTACGGGCTGATGCTTATATCTGTAACATATGTTCCGAGATTTAGCTGTGTGTTCGACGTCGCTACGCCGAGTGTTGTTCCGGTCTGGACTTGCGACGATGTGGTTACCGCTGGTAGCTGAGAAGTATACCATGTAGTCTTCGGAGATCCCCATCCACCAGAGCTGGTGATGTACTGATCTGCTACTGGCTGAGCGCCAGTAACTACGTTGGTAGAGCTGCTTGTAGTAACCCAGTTTCCCCAGGTAGTTCCCCAAGCCTCTTGAGCTTGAAGGTTTACCCAGTTAGAGGCTAGGTCTAGATTATTCACGACGTCAGGAGACTCGTATGTGCTTGGCTGTGTATCACCCGCCGGGTTCAGAACTATGCCGCCCCTCCACTCATACACGTTGCCTTCGATGCAGTTGTGATACTTAGAGGCATACGGTTGCTGCTGGAATAGAACTTCGGTATGGTCAATTGCGATAACGTCACCTCTTCTCTTGAGACCTGCGCTACGCGTCGTGTCCACGCGCATCAGTCTGTTTACCTGCTCAAAGAACGGGCGCGCCTGATTAGCGTTTGTGTCTATAGCTATGCGATACTGTGGGTCTAGAGTATTGCCGATGTCGTGGCCTCTAAACGGTTCGACCATAATGCCATTCTTGAATCGATTCTGACCAGTGATATCGCTTCTGACCTGAAGGTTTGTCGTGGACTGCTCGAGCGCGTTGAGAGATGTGTAATATTCGACCTTACTTATCCTGTTGTCTAGAACGCCGATGTCTCCCATAGTATATCTCTTGGTCTGCGTTAGAGATATAGATACTGAATAGTCGTACCTACCATAGAGTTTGGCTAGATACGGAGTCAGCGTTGGGTATGGCGGGACGTCTAGAATTCCTAGAGTCATAGTATTTGGATCTTCAATCGGTGCCAGAGGCTGGAACTCAGACATACCCTCCTTGATGTAGAGCTTGCCATTGGTGTCTATGGCGACTCTGTCTCTTCTCGGGAGGTAATGCGCTAGGTCGGTGTTGAAGTTCTTATTGGCCGACGGCAGATAAGATGCTGTTCTACCACCTGAGTTGTATATCAGGAAGGTGAGAGTGGTAGCTGGATTCTCCGTTGCATATCCAGCCGTAGTCGAGCCAGGAGTCGCGTCGTAGTTTGTCGCGATGCTCGCCGCCGTATTGCTGGACATCGGTCTGAAGTCGATCGAGTCTCTGAGATCAAACACCGCGCCGGTCGACGGAGACGTAAACTGCGGGATCTGAGTAGTAGATATCGCCTGAGTGTTAGAAGTGTTGACGTCGTCTACAGGATACGAGTTAGCCGTAAAGAACGAGACACCGGTACCAACTGTAGAGGTAAAGTTATCTACCGATACCAGCAGAAGAGCGTTCGACGGCAGCGCTACGTTTGACTTTAGATATGCCAGATCGTAGTGAGTGTCTCTCTGACCGCTGTCCAACGAGAATCGCGTTGTTACGTCGGTGGCAGTGTTGGAGTAACTGCCGTTAGTGCTGAGCCATACCTTATTGATCTTAAGGACGTCTGGAATTCCCAGACACCACGGGCCTGAAGTACCGCCGGCGTTATTAGATACGTTTATTCTCACCAACGTGCTCTTCTTAACTGCCTTTGGAATAGGCGAGAGCGATGAGCCCTGACGGTTCAGGTCATAGCACACCGACGTGCTGAACGAGGCGTTGACCACCGATCCTAGATTGAACGTAGTGGTGTTGCTGGCTATAGAAACGCTGCGTCTAGACCTGTTGATGAATGGGATTGGCAGTCCGGCCGGGAATGCCTCCTGATGATTTAGACCAGCGCCAACTGCGCTAAACGCTGAATTCACGGCTAGAAGCGTGTTATTGGTAACGCTTACTACTCGACGTAGATCACCTGCCACATATATGAAGTCGCCAGCGCTATAGCTCGTTGTAAAGGTCGTAGAACTTCCGGTGACGTTTGTAGTCACATTAGATACTGAGACTGTTCCCGTGCTGTTAGTCGAGTATCCATTGACCGTCGGTATGACGTCGAAGGTAGACGCCTCAACAGACGACAGCGTTCCAGTATAGAGAAACGTCTCGGTTCCAGTTGGAGCCGCCGCAGGTAGCGCTAGCGCCAGCGTGGCGTTAGCCGAGCCTACAGAAGTAAACGACGCGTTCGATCTGTTTCTATAAACATATGATGTATTGGTAAACGAGTCTTGCTTTACAGCTCTCTGGTTCAGCGGATATATCATCGAGATGTTTGGTATTTCTTCGATGAGAGCTATATTCGTGTTAGAGGTGTAGTCATACGACAGGACGACGTCGGCGACAGCATTCAGTGATCCTGAGTAGTATATTATAGACGCAGCCTGGTTGAAGTTAAAACCAGCGTTCATCTGGACGTTGAACAGATACATCGAGTACTGAGCGTCGTCGCCTGGAGTTCCAGTTGAGTATTCTATACCCCTGATATAAGCAGTACCAATCTTGGTGCTAGACGAATATGAAGTCGTCAGGAGGGTCTGATTAGTGATGGCTTTCTTCGCGACAGAGTGTATCTCGACCTGTGCCAGATTCTGCACATTGAAGTCGCCGACGAACTCGTCTACGTTTACGTAGTAGCCGAAGTTCATTGATATCGACTGGTTGTCCAGACTCTCGTAGTCATTTCCCTTTCGGAGATCAACGCTGACGTTGTTTAGAAAATCTACTCGATATCCCTTGACGTAGCCGATGCCTGGACCAGAGATTAAGTTATGATATGAGTTAGCAGCAACGGCGTTTACGGTCGGGTCCTTGGCGTTAACACTAAGTAGAAATGGATTGACGACGAAGTCGCCGTTGGTCTCGTATGTTCTCTGCGCTAGCTCGGTGCCCAACGCTGAGTACTGAGGGTTGGTCTTAATGGTGACAGGCTGACCGTTCTGATAGTCGCAGATTGAGAAGAAGGCCGCTGTGTTAGAGGTGTCTGTAGTGGTACGCGTTATTAGGTTTGGCGTCAGCTTCAGGCGGTGGGCACCGGGCGCGCCATAGTTTGGAGCTCCCTGGGCGTTGTCGTATAGCTGGGTGTTAGAAGCCGGAGTCTCGATGTCTTCAATGACTCCAAATCCAACAGAGACGTTGTTTGGCTGGTTAGAATACTTGGTCACGATCGCGGTCTGCGACGGGACGCGGATGAAATAGCCTTTCTTGAAGATCACACCGTCTGTAACCGTCATGGCGTAGCCGTAGCCAGAGCTGTTGGCTATAGTGGCTACAGTTACGTTACCAACTGCCACGTTGGCTGAAGTGGCGATTACCAGGTTGTCGTTGTTGCTGAACGCCTGCTGGCCAGAACCGTTTGAGTATGTTCCAGAGTTTAAATACTTGACGTACAGAGTGCTGAGGTCTGGCGCCTGCGACTCGAAGCCAGTCTGCGCGTTTACTATGAGACCCTTTAGACCATTGGCATTACTGACCACGCGCCCGACGAAGTCAGATATAGTAAAAGCAGAGCCGTTTGAGTATGTGTCCTTAATCTTGACGTATGAGTATTTGTCGTCGAAGGAGAAAGCGCATCCCTCTATTACAGACCCCTCCTTATAGATGCTGCGACCAAACTTGTTGATCTGATCCTGCAGGATGCTCTGCACCTGATTCATCTCGCGCGCCTGAACCGGCACACCTGGCCTGTACAGGACGGCGTACTGATTAGCGTTGTCCGAGAAGTCGTCGAAGTAGGGCGACAGGGACAGGTCTGTATCTAGAGCCATTAATTTCCTCTAAAACTTAATGATTATATTTATTTTCTCACTGGAGGTGTTTGACCTCTCGAATGGTAATATATTCTCCAGATATGTGGCCAGACCGCTGTTTCTGACCAGCTCCGGCTGCCATATTGTATTTGCCAACTCACTTACGCC